ATACGGAGACACTTCGCCACGTGCCAATAATTCAGGGCAAATCGAGTTTAGGAAGATTAGGATTATTTGTTCACATAACTGCAGGTTTTGGAGATGTGAATTTTAAAGGACACTGGACTTTAGAGCTCGCCTGTATCCAACCAGTCAAGATTTACCCCGGCATGAAAATTGCACAAATCTGTTATCATGACATTTCGGAAATGCCTTATACTGATTATGCCTCAAAAGCGGATGCAAAGTATAAAAATCAGGGAAGCGATCCTGTTGCCTCAAAAAACTATTTAAACAGATAATCATGCTAACAGAACAAGAAAAACAGAAATTAAGCAAAGATATTGCTTTGCTTATTGTAGCCGCTGGAGGTATCTTAACACTTTCTTATGCCATTTACTTTATTGTTGACACTTTAAACAAATGGTACTAATGTATTACGAAATAAAATGGAAGTCAGGAAAAGTAATAACCGAAGCTCCGACAGTTGAAGAAGCCATTAAGAAGTTTAAAGAAATGAGAATTGAAGTGATAGATAAGGAAATAAGTATTAGTAAGTTTGGTAAATAGTGGAAATTTAAGTTGTTTTTATTCCCATATCTTTCGGTATGGGATTTTTTTTTAAATAAATACACAAATATTTTTTTATATAATTATTTATACATATTTTTACAAAAGAAACAAAAAAAACATTTTTATTACTACTAAAAAACAAACAAAATGGAAAAGAACATTTACACAGTGATGTACTTCGGCAATGCCAAAAGGTATCAGGATTTATGTCAAGAAATTGCAGCATTCTCAAAGCGCGAAGCCGTTGAAAGATTTTACGCAGCAATGCGAAATGAAGATTATTTTCCTGTTGATGAATTTTCATGGGGAGGAGTTGTTTACGATTGCGACGGCAATGTGATTGCAGATGCACACGATGAAACGATTGAGTACGATGGAGGATATTTTTATGCAGAACCATTAATCGGTTAATTATGAAAGAGCCAATAATCGAGACTTATGTCCCACAAAACAAAAGACTACCTTACCAGATTGCTGGAGCCGTTGGAGTTGCTTTTATTGTTGGGTTGATTTATTCCCCAGTTAACACAAATTACCAGTACACTTCATTTATTCCCATTATCGAACGTGATACTGTTTACGTTCACAAAATTACCTCACTTACTATCCAGGGCAAAGATGAAAAGAAGGAAGTTGATGAAAGTGCCTACGGATCTCGTTCATACGGATGGGAGGTACGTAAGCTATCAGGCGAACAACTTAGGCAAACATTGGAAGGTAGAGGTTTTAGGAATTTAAAGAAAGTTGACCGTTCAAAGTTGCGTCGCATATACCTTGCTTATTGCTACGAATCAATGTTGATGAACGTTCACATTTTAACCGATTTTCCTGTATCAATGATTTATTCTTTTTTCATCATTGAGGCAACGTCCCAGGGAGTTGAAACTGAATTGTGGCGTAAACACGCCAATGCTGGGGGAGTTAAAGCTCTTAAAGGTCATGGGACTGTAACCTACAAAACACGTGAAGTCATTAGAGGTAAAAACAAGTTTATTAGGGCTAAATTTATGAGTGCCGAAACCACCGAAGAAGGCATGAAGCTTTGGGCAGGTGTTTTGAATTCAGGAAGGTACGCTGCCTGCAAAAAGGCAAATTACAGGATTAAGGGAATAAAGCTATACGAATCTATTTGTAAATGCGTGTATAAATCAGGTTATCACACCGATACCGATTATAAGTTTAGAGCGTCATTAATGGCGGAGTACTGGCAAATCAAGCGGGATAATTTTCCTTTAAAGAAAGAATACAACCAATTTTAAACCAAAAAAACAAAAAACAAATGGAAAAGAATTTCACCAATAATCAATTTAAGTGGACGTTTGAAAGCATATCGGATAACATTCCAACAATCATGATGGTAACTATACTTTTGACGTATGGCATAAATGCCTACCTTACTGCCATATTTTTACCACTAGATTTTTGGTTAGCTATTATAGCAGCCTCTATTTTACAATTAGGGCGTTTTGCCGTCGTTTTTATGGACTTTTTAAATCCTACTAAAGGTAGAAGTACTTACCCACCTAAAATAGCATTAGGCGCGACGATTGTGGCTTTAATAGAAATATTCTTCGGATTGCAAGAACACTACGAAGGTGGGGAATATATAACTATGTTTTTATTTGTTGGAACTATTATAGTTTTTGGCTATCTTTTGGAAATAAATTTTGTTGACAAAGGAGTAGAGGCCTACGGAATCAATGAGCCAAAAATTATAAAGCGTAGAAGAAAGCGTAAAACCATTGTTGCAATAAACAACGAAGAAGCACCTAAGAACTTTAGAAGAAATATTACTTCATATCAATTATCACTATTTTGAAAACATATATAGGAGTTGACCCAGCAATTAGGATAAACGGAATGGCAGCTTGTTTTATTAAGCCTGACAAAAAAGTTGAATTTAAAAAATACAAAAGATTTGTGGATTTTTTGGAAGACTCTTTTCACTGGCATAAAGATTATATAAATGTTGTCGTTTTAGTGGAAGATAGTAGTTTGCAAAATTTAACCTTTCACAATTCTATTAACCGCGCTATTCTTTCCAAGATGTCCCGAAACGTGGGCATGAATCAAGGAGCATCACGAATAGCTTACGAATGGATTAAGGAAAATGGATGTGAAGCCTACAATATTTCCCCGGAACAAAAAGGCAAAAAATGGGGCAAAGAAATATTTATGAAAGTATTTCAAAATGAAGGTTATAAGTTTGAACCTAATTTTAAACCAGCCAAAATAAGTCAGGACGAAATTGACTGTTTTACTCTTGCTTTGCAGGCTAAAAATTACCAAAAACATGAAAAGAAATAGTGAAATTATTGACGGAATTAGTGTTTCTACATGGAAGGAGATTGAAAAAATTTCTAGGCAATATCCAAAACCAATAAGATATGCCGAAGGTACGGTTGCAAAATTATCAATACTTAAATTTTATATGGAACCATTGATGAAAGATGAAAGAGCTCCAATGGAAACGATGGAATCAGGACGAATGATTACAATAGCGTACAAAATTTATAAAGAATCAAATGGAGATAATGTTAGAGAATTAGCATTAACTTTATTAAAGAAATATATAAATTAGGTTGATTACATTTGTTAATTAGTGGTAATAAGAGGGTTAGGCAAACGTCTAGCCCTTTCCATTTTATAAAATTATACCTATTTTTTCTGCATAATCAGATACAGCTCTAGCATGGCATAAAGCTAATTTCTTTTGAAAGTCTGAATCAAACATTAATTTTGCATCATGATAATTGGTAAAAAAACCATTTTCAGATAAAACTGAAGGCATATCAGTCTGTGTTAAAACGTAAAACCTATCTTCCTTATCGTGATCGCCGTCTGTAAAATCAGGTCTAAAAATCCAATTTGGAAAACTTTGTTTTACCTCCTTATATAAAAGTTCTGCAAAAATATCCGATTTAGTTTGTCCTGGTGAAGTATAAACCTCCCATCCTCTAGCACTTTTGTTTTCAGCTGCATTGCCATGAATGCTTAAATACAATGATGTTTTAAAATTCTTAGCTGCAAAGTTTGCTTTCGTTACTCTTTTGCTTAGTGATATGTCTAATATTTTATCATAAACTTTCATTGTGTTATATCCCCAATCTTTTAAATATTGTTCAATATATTGCACAACGGCCCGATTAAACAAGCCTTCAAAAAACCATCCATAGGAATGAAAAGTGCCATTATTATGTTGTGCACATTTTGAAGGGTAGGTAGTATAACCATTAGGTAGTTTTACCTTAGAATTTATACCACCGTGACCAGCATCTAAGAAAATACAAAATTCATTTTTATTCATAATTTATAATTTTAAAGGGAGGCATAAATCAATATACCTCCCTGAAGCCGCCTAAGGTAGCGATTCTTCTGCGCCTATAATTTAAAACCAATCAGTGCAAAAGCTGCGCCTACGATTGATAACTTAGCTGGAAGTTTTACTTCAATCTCTTTTCCTGCACATTCTCTTGAAGTCTCTTTAATTTTATCCCAAATAATTTGAGCCAATTGAATGTATTCGCGCCAAGTAAATTTTACCTTATTGCCTTCAAGATGAACATTTATTTCACTTGCAAGTTCGGCAAAGTTCATTGAATAACAAGCGACATCACCGAGTGGTGATTTAACAGTGTCTGCATTTTTTAAAGCATCTTTTAAATTAGTCTGCATATTATTTGTTTTTAACGTTTAAAAAATCTAAGAATTGTTGTTGCCAAATTAACGCCAGTGATTGATTTTATGTTTTCCGAAACACTGTATAGCTCCGTGAATGATATCAAGAAGCTAACTGAATAAACAATTTGAAAAGGCAATCCAAAAGTTATACTTGCACCGTGAAAAATCATAATGCCACAAAAATAGGTTAGTATCTTTTGCGATGTCCGATATAAACCTTTGCTTGTTATTGGCTCATTTCTTTTTTTTGCCGCCATGATTCCTGTAACTGTGTCCGCAAAAACTACAAAGATTGTAAAAATCAAGAAATGTTTAATGGGAAAGAAAAATGAAAAAATGATTCCGCAACAAATGGAAAATAGCACTCCATCGTATCCCATCTTTAAAATGTTATAAATTATTGCTTTCATTATTCCATTTTTATTAGCCTAACATTACCATCAACGGTTGCAAATTTTCCGTCAGAGTATCTATACAAGTCGTATTTCAAATTGTTAAAAGCAAAGGAAACTTGATTGGTAAATGTAGATAAAAGTAGGTTGGTCGAAATAGAATAAACTTTGCCGTTGTCTGGATTAAAGATTAGCCGCTTGTTTACATTTAACTCAATTTTACCATCTATAATTTCACCG